CCATTTCAAAGGCGTGGGCGTACTTTTCCCCGTCCGCGCGCTCAAAGGCGACGGAGGGCATAGCGCCCGGCCATTTGTCAAGGTACGCGCTTACATCGTATATCAGATGCACGGCGCGCTGCTCCGCGCCCTGCGACCACACCTGGGTGCGGTTGGCCGAAAGCGGGATGATTTTAATCGGTTGCATTGCATCTCCCTCCTTATTTGTAGGTTACTGTCAGCAGCGGCTCAAAGCCCGAGCCCTTGCCGTAAAACTGCGTGTAGGCCGGCGAGTAGTTGCCAGAGTAGCTCCTGGTCGGCTCGCGCAGGGCGATGGCATAGCCCGATTTGACGGCGTTCATCAATTGCGTCACGTCATACGTCATTTCGCTTTCGCGGCTGATCGAAGCGCCGGGGTAGTTATTGGTCGATTGCGTAAAGGACGGCGTGAGCGTTGAGGTATAGTTACTTTCCGTCAGGGGCGTATAACCCAGGTATACCGGCACGGCGTTGGAGAAGCCGCCCGTCGCGCGGCGCAGCGTCAGCGTGGCGGAGAGGATGGTTTTGCCCGCCAGCTCGGCCGTAGCATCCGCAAACCACATCGCGCCCGTGCGCCAGTTGAGGCCGCCCGTCGCATAGCCGCCGTAATGGCCCTGACCAAACTGCGCGCTCTGGTCGTCGCGCAGGCGCGATACGCCATACAGGTACGTGCAGTGCTTGCTGATGGCAAAGGTCTTGGTGATTTCAGTGGGCGCGACGTATTCCATGCCGCCGTCCGTTGGCGTGACGGCGTCCGCGCCATAGACCGTACTCAGCCATGCGGAGACGGGCAGGGTATTTCCTCGGGGACATCTGCCCAGCACGGCGAAATGACAGCCGGACGAACCCAATATGCCATAGCCCAGGTTGGCGTTTGTGCTGTAATCGCCTCCCTGCAGACCGCCGATGCAGTCGTTGACCGTGCCCGACGCGCCCATGTAAAACAGCACGCCGTAGTCGCGGGTGTATTCCACGCAGCAGTTGCTCATGTCCAGCACGCCGCCGATCATCTCAACGCCTGTTGCGGTGCCGCTTTGGGCGCTGGCACGCTGCCGATAGCCCGAAATCTGCAGGCTGTTGAGCTCCAGCATCCCAACGTTCCGGGCGGAAATCACGTTACGCGCGTCGCGGGGATAGATCTTGGCCTGTCCCAGCGCCGAGGACGCGATGCGCACGTTATCGCACTGCTCGATGGTGATGGAGCCGTTGATCGTCACGCCTTGATAGAGGCTAATGCCCAGCTGCGCGCCCTTGAAGCCGCGAATGACGATGTCCTCCTGGTACGTTCCTGCAGGCACGAACAGTTCAGTATAGCCCGTCAGCCACTTGGGCGCAGCGTCAAGCGAGGCCTGGATGCTGCCCTTCCAGGGGATTGTGGAGGAAAGGTTTTTGAGTACGGCATTCGGAGCGAAAAACTCCTCTGTCACGACGACGCGGGGCGCGTTTACGCCCGTTTCGTCGATATGTGCACGCAGTACGTCGTCGACAACAAACGCAATCGCGCCAGTCGTCTTGACATGCATGCCGGATACGTCGATGCGAACGGCTGTATTTTCAAAGGTTTCGATGGCGTCTATAGAGGCGTCGACGTCAGATTGCGTTACTTTGTCTGCTACTGCAGCCGTAATGCTGTCTGCCGTCTGTGTTAGTGTTGTATACTGTCGCAGCTTTGTGTCTGTTGCACTGTTTGCATTTGCCTCAGCAGTGTTCGCATATCCCTGCGCCTGCGTTTTCGTTGCATACGTTGCCGATACGGTGCTGGTAATGGAATTGGCCTTTTGCTCTATCGCACTGTTCATCTGAGTCGTTGTCGAATAGCTCTTCAACTTCTCGTCAGTGCTGGCATTGGCAGACGCAATTGCATCTGACTTGGCATTATTCGCCTTGGTCGTTGCATCAGTGCTCGCAGTCGTAATCGCGTCGCTTTTCGCAGTAGTCGCATATCCCTGCGCCTGCGTTTTCGTTGCATACGTCGCCGATACGGTGCTGGTAATGGAATTGGCCTTTTGCTCAATCGCACTGTTCATCTGAGTCGTTGTCGAATAATCCTTGAGCTTCTCGTCAATATTCTCATTAACAGACTCTATAGACTTGTCAATATCATCTTGTGTGGCCTTTTCATCCACCGCTTCAACCAGCAGCCGGATTGCTGTATTTGACGTTAGGTTCAGCGATTCGCCAACGTCGCTTGCCAGCTCATTCGCTGTGATACTGTGCGCCTTAATATGGCTTGCATTGATGGCGTAAGCTGCGATTTCGTTACCCGTAATCGTTCCAGAGAGGATCTCATTGGCCGTAATAGTCCGGGCGGCAAGCTGCGCGGCAGTAATGGATTTGGCCACAATAACCGTGCCATTGATATACTTCTTGTATTGTTCCTGCGTCAGCTGCGCAGCAGTCAACCCGGCGCTTGTGGCATTAATGTGATATATCAGCCCGTCTTCGCCCACAATCAGCAGACGTTCGACTGAAAGCGTCCCTGTTTTAATCAGGTCCGCGCTCAATTCCACAATCTTGGCTGACGTAATGCTGCCGTCTGCAATCTGCGCTGTTCCGATCGCTCCCTGCGCAATCAACGCCTGCGTAATCGCTCCCAGCGCGATCTTTGCCGTCTCAATCGCCGCATTTTTTATTTGTGCAGCTCCTATGGCAGCATTCGCAATTATGCCGCTATCCGCCGTAATGGTTCCCGCTTTAATTTTGTCCGCGGTTACCGCCCCGGCCGCCAGCTTTTCCGTTGTAATGGATCCTGCCTCGATCAAACCGGCGCCCAGTACGCCTGCGGCAATCTTGTCCGCGGTTACCGCCCCGGCCGCCAGCTTTTCCGTTGTGATAGATCCTGCCTCAATCAAATCCGAGCTCAATACGCCTGCGGCAATCTTGTCCGCGGTTACCGCCCCGGCAGCCAGCTTTTCCGTTGTAATGGATCCTGCCTCAATCAAACCCGCATTCAGTACGCCGGCGGCAATCTTGTCCGCAGTCACCGCGCCCGCCTGCAGGTTTCCTGTGGCGATGGTTCCCGCTGCGATTTTGTCGCCCGTGATTGTTTCCGCCGCAATGTTTTTGGCCAGAATCGTCGCGTCGGCAATATTCCCGCCCGTCACCGCGCCTTGAGCAATCACAGGCCCTGTCACCGTCTGCGCCATAAGCTTAACGGCACTGATCGTACCATTGGCCAGATTTTTCGCCGTCCATTGAATCGACCCAAGCGACGTCTGCGCATTGCCAAATCCAAGGCTCCTGTACGTCTTTGTCAGCACATCAAACACATAGCTCGTAACCTTAACCTTGTAGCTCATGCGATGACGTGGGTCGCGCAGCAGCACCGTATCGCCCAAAAAAACAACGCTCACAGGCCCTTTGCCTGCAGCGTTTGTTCGACTCAGATCCACATATTCCGCCCGTGCGGAAATCTTCGGGCGGTCAACGCCTGTTTCAAAATACTCAGCTGCGCGCTCGCGCATGGCAGCATGCAGCGCATCCAGCGTCTTGTACGTGTCGCCGATCTTGAGGTCTCTCAGATCCAGCTCCCGTATTCCTCGCGGCCTGTCCCATGCCATAAAGCGGGGACTGTCTACGTACACCTCAGGCAGCTGCACGCTGTTATTGTCCTTGTCATAAGCAATGGGGATAACGCGCGTACACACCTCATCCTCATCAATGTTGATTTCCATCGACACAGCGTTTTTCCCGTATTCGATCGTAGCCCCGCGATCGTGGCCGATGGCCTTTGCGTAGTATATGTCAAAGTTATCGCGCAGTACCTCGCCGCCGATCAGCGACGTCAGTCCTGTATCAGCGCCCATTAACGCGCTCATCGGGTCTGTCCGCCCGACTGACCCTGTGTACGTCCACGGTACGTCTGAAAACACATTGAAAGCATGCGGTTGTACACAGCCGTCAAATATCGCCTGCGCCAGCGCAGCGCCCGTAGCATTCTCCGACTTGATTTCAGGAACATAATTGTCTTTTTGCAAATCGCTCGTGATGTGCCTTGCAAAGAGCGTGACGCCGTTTGTTCCCGGCGTCACGCCCTTGATCCTGAAAAGCTGATCGCGCGTCTGGCGCGAAGCGATTGTCTGAGCGGGCGTACCTTCAGAGCCCTCGCTGCGCACAAATTCGCCGTCACCGTTGAGGATATAGCCCGTCGTCCCATCCATCGTTTCCGCACGGTGGAAGTAACTGGACACCTGCTCAAAATACACGTATTCCGTGCCTGCATGCAGGCGCTTGAGCGCATAATCATAGTTCCACGAGGGCTTGCTGTAAATATAGGTAAACGTTCTTTCTTTGCTGGTGGTTACATTGACACGGTAAATTGTCCTGTTTACCGTGGGCGCGCTGCCGGCTATCTCCATGTAGGGCGTTTCCCGGACGTTGGCAGGCAGGCGCAGGATCATATCCTCGCGTACCATTTCCATTCCCTCAAAGCTTGCCAGCTCCACGTCCGCCGTATACGCGCCGTTGATCTCCTCCATCAGGTCACAGCGCACGCAGTACGGGCTCAAATCCATAAGCCCGTTACCCGCGAAATTTTGCGTTTTGGCAGGGAATAGCGTAATCAAGGCATTCTCCCTCCCCTTATCTTACAGCGGCCACTGGACGTAAATTTCCGCGCCCGTAAGGCCGCCGCCCAGTACAATGCTATTGTTACCAGGGTCCAGATACGGCCACTCTCCGCTCATCTGCGAAGACACAACCGTGGAGCCTATATACGCCTCACGGCTTGTTCCGTCCACCTCCGTACCGTCCGTAAAGCTTTCAAAGCTCACCTCGCGCCCATTAATAGAAACATACGCCTCCCCGCCCCCGCGCAATACAAGGCGCGCAGGCGTTTTTATCCCCGTCTGGTTTACAATAAGGCCGCTGCCGGAAAAGCTGTAGCGCGTCGCTTCGTCCTGCGTTTGGTACGGACTGAGCGTAACGGGTACAATGGCCGTATAGCCGCTGTTGTCGCGTAAAGGCGTCAGCTGATACCCTTCGCTGATGATCGCATCATAGCTGTACGCGCTGCCTTCCTGCGTTTTCAGCCGACCCGCGCCGCTGAGCCACCGGCGCACATAATGTACGTCTGCGTCCGGCCTCACCCAGATCTGCAGCATCGTTTCATTTACATCCGCAGCGCCCTCATCCGCAAACAACTGTCCGTTGCGGCCGGGCACGGTGATATATTCTCCCCGCGTGCGCGGCTTGAAAAGCCCCACAGGCTCCTGCAGCGTTACGCCGGCATACGTGCAGGCAACGCCGTTAAAGCTGAAGTAATTCATTTGCGCCTTCCTTTCCTTTTAAATGCGTCAGCGCTGACGCATTTGAGTTTTTCTTAACTTCGCAGGATGTACTGTCCCAGCTGCTGTGCCAGCCTTTGCGAATCGCGCGCCGACACGCCGCCGGAATACTGCACCTGCACGCTGACGGGCGTCTTCCCGCCCCCGGCGCCCATTGAAGCGCCGCCTGTGCCGCCTGTGCTCTGAACGCTTGCGCTGTTGCCATAGGCGCGCATAGCGCTTTCATACGCGCCTATCTGGCTGCGTATTCCCGCTACATAGGCCGCCATCATGCGCTGGCCATAGGTGAACATAGCGCCCTCATTCCCAGAAAAAGCTTTCAGGTGCGCGCCGATCGCCGCCCTGAGCGCCGAGCTTCCGGTCTGTAATCCTTCCACCTCGCCCTGCGTCCAGTAGCCCATCATTTCCCTGGCTTCGCGCGAGGGCGAGTTGATCCCAAGCGCCGCGCATGCCGCATCGATGATACCCTTGCAATGCGCTATGACCGCCGCATTGACCTCCGCCTGACTGCCCTCGATGCCCTCGATCTCGCCCATGGCCCATTGCTGGCCAATGGTTTTTGCATCATCCGTCAGGTCTACCATCGTCAGCAGCGCAGCCATATCCTCGCTCAGTAGCGCAGGATCCAGACTGTCCAAAAGCCCCGATTGCACCTGTGCATAGAATGATTCCATAATGCCGGATACGTCCGTTTCGCCAAGCATGCCGGCCATCCTTTCGTAGGCGTCGGTCAGTGCGTTGTCCAGCTGCTGCATAGACGGCAGGTCACCGTACGCACCTGCTTCTCCTGTCAGACGCTCCGCCAGCGCATCGACAGCAGCATCCCAATCACCCTCATATTCTTCATCACTGTGAAGCAGTCTGACCGCTTCCTGGATTGCAGCCTCAAGCTCAGAGATCTGCCTGAGCGTCTCCATCTGCTTAGGGTACTGCTTAGACAAACCCTGCACGATTTCATCTACACTCTGGGCGTAGGCTTCGTTAATGGCTGCCTGGTTCGCCGCATATTCCTCTTCCAGCGCCCTCAGCTCCGCCGACGCCTTTTGATATTCCGCCTCATCGCCGCTCTTGTCAGAAGCAATGACAGCGCTTCTGGCGGCCTCAAAACGCGGCCTGAATATTTCTTCGTTGCGATACTCCTCAGCGCTGCGCTTACTGGCGGCGTATACCGCAGCCAGCGCAGCGTCCTGCGCCGTACCCTCTCCGCGCCGCGTCTTAATCCACGCCAGCTCAGCCGCCTGCGCAGCCTGATTGGTAGCGCCCAGGATCTCTTGACCCAACGCTATAACGCGCTCTTTCAGCACTTCCAGCTGAGCGATCTCCTCCTCTGCAGGCGCGCGGCTCATCTGCGCCAGCTGCAGCGCATAGTTTTGATATGCTTTGGCCGCTATATCCAGCTCGTTTGCAAGCCCCTGCGTCTTTTCATCAGCCGCCGCCCGGCCTGCGTCTATCGCCTCGCCTACCCAGTCCGCCATATCCTGCTTAAACTGCTTGTATTCAGCGCTTGTAAGATAATGCTCGCGTCCGGCGCCCAGGTTGTCCGAGAACGCCTCGTACAGGTTCGCGCCTTCCAGCTCAAAGTTCACCAGATTTCTGGCATGCACCGTCAGCGGCTCAAGCTCTTCAAGCGCCGCTTTCGCCGCTGCGCTGACGCTCGCTTCGTCAATATCTATTTTCCCGACCGCCGCCTGCAGCTTGTCAATCCCCAGCGTCCTTTCGCTGAGCTTGTTGACAGCGGTGATCAGCGCCGCAATGGCAGCCGCCCCGCCTGCAACGGCAAGCGTTATGCCGCCTCCGCCCGAAAACAGCGCTTTGGCCGCCGTCATCGCAGGTTTAAGCGACTTGTATGCGCTGGCCAGTTTCCCGACCGCCGTCGCCGCCGGTCCGATCGCCGCTACAACGCCGCCCCACAGCACAAGGCTGCGCACCTGCTCGTCGCTGAGCTTGCCCATCCATGTTGCCGCACCGCTGATCGCGTCGCCTATCATTTCAAACGCCGGCGACATTTCTCCGCCCAGGCGAATGCCCTGATTCTTGATGCGGTTAAGCTCAAAGGACATGCGTTCAATGTCGCTGCCCGTAATCCTGTCAAAGGCCGCTTGCGTCGCCCCTGCGCTGTCGCCCATGGCTTCCAGCGCTTGCGCGTAATCCTCTGCACCGGAGCCTGCCAGCAGCAGCACCTGACTTAAGCCCTCTACGCTGCCAAAAAGCTTAGCCATGGATTCCTCGCTGTTGCCCGTCTTGTCAATTACATCCTGCAAAAACGCTGTAAAGCCCTTTTCGCGCAAAGCCTCTGCGCTGAAATTCAGCCCGAGCCGCTTGGCTTCCTCCGCCGCTTCGCTGGTGGGCTTGATCACAGCGCTCATTACAGCTTTCAGACCGTTCATGGCCGCCGACGTCTGAACGCCGTTTTTTGTCAGCGCCGCCGTCGCCGCCAGCACAGCGTCCAGACTCACGCCCACCTGCGGCGCAAGACCCGTAAGGTTGCCGATCTGCGAGGCGATATCGCCCAGCGTCGTTTTGCCAAGATTCTGCGCAACGATGAACCTGTCAAAAACGCTCTCTGCGTTTTCGTATCCAAGCCCCCAGGCGTTGATCGCGCTGGTTGCGCCGTCTACAGCCGTGGTAACATCCGTCAGGCCGCCCTTGGCCGCCTTGGCAGCAATCTCTACAAACCCCGCCGCCTGTGCCGTGTCTACGCCCGCGCTGATCGCGCCGTATGCCGCCTCTGCTACGCTCTCTGCAGCCATGCCCGAAGCGTCAGAGGCCTTGAGCAGATCGTCGCTGAGTCTTTCCAGCGGCACCGCAGCAGTGTCGGCAATGGTCGCCACAGTGTACAGCTGCTTTTCATAGTCCAGAAACATTTTTCCGCTAGCCACACCCAGCGCCGCAATCGGCGCGCTCAGCGCTTTTGTCAGCGCCCCGCCCAGCCGCTGTGCGCTTTCAGCAAACCCCGGCAGCTCAAGCCCCGCCTCACGCAGACGCTGTGCCAGCTGCGCGGACTTTTTGCTCGCACCTTCCAATTCTTCGCCCAGCTGCTTCATCGCACGCTCAGTATTATTGATATCGCGCTGGGCATAAGCATAACTATTCCTCAGATTGCGGACGCGTTCGGAGTTTTCTCCTTCTTCTTCCGTTACGCGTTGTATTTCATCAGCAATTAGCTTCAGCTTATTTTTCTGCGCCGTTAGTTTTTGACCCAGCAAATCATACTGGCGCGCCATGCGCGCGGTGCTCTGATCGCCTTTTTCATATTCGCTGTTCGTCAAAGCCTGCTGAGAGCGCACGCGCTGCATGTCGGCGGCTATATTTTTTAAAGCCGCCCTGTATTTTTGTTCACCGCTCAGCTCTATTTCCTGACGTGCCTTTTTAGTCTCAGCCATGTTATCACCCGCTTTATTGATTACGTAAATTTACGTAAATAGTTGACATTTACGCAATATTGTGTTATAATACAACCATGAAAGGAGGAACGGCATGGATCGCAAAAAGCTGGTTAAACTGCTCCTGTCAGCCGGTTACATCCCCGTCAGGAACAACGCCCACGAAAACTTTTACAATCCCACCGCACAGCCCGACCCAAACACTGGCCGGCCGCTCAAGCTGATACAGGTCCCAAACCATCGCGAAATCGGCGAAAGCCTGGCACGAAAAATCCTCAAGGACGCGGGGCTGAAATAAGCCCCGCCCCCTTCCCGTTATAGAAAGGAGCCTCTTATGCTGACCTACATTGCCCAAGTTACCCGGGATGGCGCTTACTACACCCTCTCTTATCCCGATCTCCCTGGCGCTTATGCCCAGGCTGACACGCTGCAGTCCTTGCCCGAGGAAGCGCAGCGCGCACTGTGCGAGTACCTTTATGACGCAGAGCTCACCGGCACGCCCGTGGCCCCGCCCTCTTCTACGCTGCCGACCCCAGAGGATGACGTGATCCTCCTGATGGTCACAGTAGACATGGACTCCTATCGCGAGCGCGTAGACGCAGCCCCCGTTCGAAAGACCGTATCGCTTCCCTCCTGGATGGTCGCGCGCGCCGAGCGCATGGGGCTGTCGCTTTCAAAAGTGCTCCAGGAATCCCTGCGCAGTTATTTCCGCTAACGCCATGACCGCCCGTATAAGGGCGGTCATTCTTCTATTTCGCCGCTTTCACCGGCCTCCGCCACAAGCTGCGCCTCCACGCTCTGCCTGTGTTTTTTCTGTATCCTGTCAGCAAGGTACAGGATAGACCGGGGCGACTCCTGCCAAAAATGCCGCAGGGTTTTTTCTCCCGTGAGGGTCATGTACGTATCGACATATTTCCCCCACGGGAAGGTCAGTTTTTTGCGTCTTCCTGCGCCTGCTCTTTCGTATCCTCAACGCCCATGGCCTGGATCAGCGCCTTTTCCGCTACGTCAAATAGCGCGTCATACTGCGTGTAGGTCATAATTTCCTGCGCAAACTGACGATAGCTCATGCCCGCGCCGCCCGATCTGAGCGCGCCGTAGGTAAGCGCCATGAGCGCGGACGTCAGCCCGTCCAGCATGTCGATGATGATTTCGCCGCAGTTGCACTTGCGGCCGTACTCCATGTAATATACCTGCTCTGCGCAGGCAAAGGCTGCCATGTCAAACAGCAATTGATATCTTTTCCCGCCAAGCTCAGCCTCGTGCGGCGTCGCTCGCATGTTCATGCTTGTTTCCATTCATACCTCCAAAGAAAGCGGGGAGACAATCCATTGACCGACTGTCTCCCCGCAAATTTGTTGTTTGTTATCAGGCGGCAGGGCGTACGGCGTCAAAGAATTCCGCGCGCTCCTCTTCCGTCTTGCAGATCTTGATGCGTCTGCGCAGACGCAGCACCGGGTCCTTGACGCAGCTGATCACGATATCGTTGGGCGTGACCTTGGGGCCAGTATCGTCGCTCGTCTTCGCGCTTTCGTCTGCAGGCTGCGCAGATGCGTTGTACCACCAGGTGCAATAATAGCTGCCGTCGCTGAGCAGGAACCAGTAGCCCAGCGCCTTTTCAGAGGGCGCATCCGTGTCCGCACCTTCCTCAAATACGCCGTCCGTGCCCGCGGTCAGACCGTAATACAGCGACATGCGGTCAGCAAGGCTCATCGTGCTCGTCTGCACCGTTACATCGGCGTTACTCACATAGGAACGGTTGAGCACCGCGACCCCGCTTTCATACACAACGGTTTTGCCCTTGGTGTATGCCACGCTGATGGACGCCGCCGTACAGACCGCCTTGGGCGCGCCGTATTCCACAACGCCCTCCTCAGTCACCGATCGATCAGCCAGCAGCACTTCGCCAACGTCCACGATCAAAGGGTTATTTACTGCCATAGTCAATCTCCTTCCAGAGCGAGGCCGTCAGCCCCGCCACAGTATAGCCCGCGCTGTCCTCATACGCTTCTCCGTTCATGGCCGCGCCCATTTTGTGGGCCAGCAATGCCGCGATCACGCGCATGGGCAGCTCAGGATCATAGTTCTTTTGGTACACCTGCACGTTATACGTGCCGTATGCAATGCGCGGACGGCCGCTTTCCCATCCGCCCAGCTGCAAAGACTGCAGGTCGAACACGATCTGCGTATCCGCATACGTGTCAAACACGCCCAGCTGCGTTTGCGTCACACTACTCAGCACATCCTGCAGTGCAGCATGCATGTCGTCTATGCTGTAGTTCATTCCTTATACGCCTCCTGCAGCATTTCCTCAATCGCTTTTACAGCTTTAGGCCCTGCTCTTTGATCAGCCATGGCTATGTAGTTTTTCCCTACATAGCCTCTTTGAGATGTATAGCGGACACGTACATCTCTTCCCAGTCTTTCGTTATATTCCATGGCATATCTGTATTTGCGACCATGAATATTAACAAAACCTATGATCTCGTTCCGTTCCCCTTTTGGGTGCTTCTTATCGTAACGTGTCCCCTGAGGCCACACCTCCAACCTCCGACCATCCGGAGTCCGGTAGACTAAACCTGGTTTAATTGAGTCTTTCAGAACGCCTGTCCGCTTCATGCCCAGACCTACGATTGTGTTTTTTGTTTCCTCTGTATATATTTCACCCGACTTCTCTATAGCCTTGTCGAGTATTCCAGGCACACGTTTTTCCGCATTCCTTAGACTCCTGTATAACGTGTCCCAGACATCACCGCTTATTCTCGCCATAGCTCACCGCCTGCCCTTCAACCAGTCTGGCCTTGACGTCCATAAACTGGCCATGGTAGCCCAGATGGTTAATGTAGAGGATATCGTATTGCTGTCCGCGAAAGCCTATGCGCATGTCCTCCCGCAAAAAGGGCTGCGAGCGCATGGAAAAGGTCACGACCTTTTCGCGCACGGCAGCGTCCTGCATCAGGTACTCCCGCGCCGACATGTCGCGTACCGCACAGGGAACGCGCAACACCGCCTCATAGCGGATCACCTCGCGGTTATAGCGGTCCTTTCCCTTTTCTACGGGCTTGAGCAGCTCCACCCAGTGTCTGAGCTGTCCCGCATTACGTAGCGCCATACGCCTGCGCCTCCTTTTTCCCCGCCTTGAGCTGCAGGATCAGCGTTACCACGCCGCTGGGCACAGCCACAGCGTTCGTGCCTTCGGCGATCTCGCTTCTGTGGTCATAGTAGTGGGCGGCCAGCATGTACGTACACAGAGCATAACGGCTGCTTTCCCTGGCGCTTTCCGGCACGCCCGAGTCCGCGATATACTCCATGGCGCTCTCCATGCACAGCTGCATGACGATATCGTCGTCATGCCCTACAATGCCCGCGAAACGCTTGCAGTCATCCAGGCTTACCGTCATACGCTCACATCCTTTCGTTGCCGGGGCGTATAAACGCCCCGGCGCATGGCTTATTCAGCAATGGGCAGCGTCGCCTTGACCGCAGCTTCCGTGTCAAACACCTTGCTGCCCATACGCGTGATGGCGCGGATCTCAACGCTGTTGGAACGCCAGGCCTTGCCGCCCACGTCGGTCGAGGCGATCTCCATGGGCATGCGGGTAAAGAGCGTGGCATACTGCTTGAAGTTACCCACAAACAGCGGCGCGTTTCCGCCCTCGGACTTGAGCAGACGGTTGGGCATCACGTGCACCCTGCGGCCGCCAAATACCGTAAAGCCGCTGTCCTTGATATCCACCTGGATCAGAGGACGGCCGTTTTCGTCCATCAGGGAATCCAGCGCATGGAAGCCGTCCTGATTGGTAATAATCGCCGCATCCACGCTCAGCATGGGATCGAGCGTGACGTTGAGCAGCTTTTTTACACCCTTGATAACGTCGGCGTCCGTGCCCGCATTGATCGCAGTACCGCTGAGCTCATTGAGATGACCCAGCAGAATGCTGTTGCGCGTCAGCACCAGCTTTTTGGCAAGCCAGCGATAGATATAGGCGAGCAGGTTCGCGTCTTCATCCTGCATCAGTTCGCGGCTGACAGGCAGGTTCAGACCGTAGGTATCCACCGTAAAGTCGACGCGGCCAAACTCCGGCTGATCGTCCATGGGCACAGAGTCTTCCACCGCTTCGCCCGTCAGCTTGCTAAAGCCCTTTTCAGGCGCCTTGTCATACACGCGCCAGCCGCGGTTAGTGCTGACCGTTTCCTCGTTGAACAGCGGGCCCAGATCGCCCATCGAGCGCATCATCTCACGGATCTGCGTGTCGCCCTCTTCAGGCACCAGGAAACCGCCATCCTCGCCGGGGGTGTCGCCGCCGCTGATGGTCAGCGCGTCATACAGAATGCTCAGACTGTCACGGGGACACGCCTGCGCGGGAGAGAGGCCGCGGCGCATGGCCTCGGCAAAAGCGCGGTGATATTCGTTGCTCTTGCGCAGCGCGGTAAGGGACTTGTTTTCACCCTCAGGCTTCTTTTCTTCCTGAGCGCCCTCCTGATCCCTGATGGCGTCGCGCACTACATCCATGCGCGCTTTCTGCGCCTTCACAGCGTTGCGGTGTTTTTCAAGGTCTTCGGCGCTCGCATTCTTATCGTCGGCGGCGCGCATGGCCTCATTGGTCAGGCGCTTGAGCTCATCCTGCATGTCGCGCAGCTGCTCGCGCAGATCGGTAATGGATTTAGGCATATCGTGTTTCCTCCTTATTTGTCAGGCCTTATTCGGCCATGAGCGTCATTTCGAGCCTGAGACGCGCTCGCGCGGCCTCGCTGGCCACATCATCTTGAGACGGCCCGCTCTTTTTCTGCATTGAAAAAACGCGCTCATACAGCGCGTTTCGGTTGGCGGCAGCGTATACGACGCCGTGCCTGAAAGCCGCTTCAGCGCCCGCTGCCTCTTCTTCCGCCTGCGCTTTGGCATAGGCGATTTCATCAATCAGCCCGTACTCCAGCGCAGATTTGGCATTCAGCCAGCTTTCCTTCTTCATCAGGTCAAGCAGTTCGTCGCGGCTCAAATGGCTGCGCGTCTGATACGCCAGGATAATACCGTCGTCAATCTCGCGCAGCATGCGCGCCGCTTCATCCATGGCGTCCACATTTCCCCAAGCAACCGTGCCGGCGCGATGGATCATCATGTACGCTGCAGGCGACATCTTCACCGTATCGCCGGCCATGGCAATAATGCTGGCCGCGCTGGCAGCAACGCCGTCAATCATCACGGTTACGTGCCCCTTGTGCTCTTTGAGCATGGTGTAGATCTGACTGGCCGCCACCACGTCGCCGCCAGGGCTGGAAATATACACGGTGATATCACCCTTCAGCTTATTCAAATCATTCCTGAACTGCTTGGGCGTCACTTCATCGCCCAACCAGCTTTCGCTGGCGATTTCGCCCTCGATGCGCAGCACGTTTTGCTGCTCGAGGGCTGCCCAGAATTTCATGCGGTTTCCTCCTTTCCGCTCAGAATCAGCTGCAGCGGCGCAAGATCGCGGGAAATCAGCGGTTGATCGCCGCCCTCAACAGGCGGCAAATACGCGCGCTCGCGGATCTCATTGATCGTCATCTTGCCGTTGCGCAGTGCTTTCTGCTCAGCCTCTGCCTGCGTGCTGGCGTCGGCGCGATGCAGCGCCTCCATGTCACAGTGGAAAGCATAGCCTTCCTTCATCCGCTCCCAAGTCAGGATTTTGCGGTTGAATTGATCCTCCCACTGAACGACAATAGGCAGCATCGTCAGCTGCAGATACTCAAGCATCGATTGCTCTGCCGTCGAATAGCTCGTATCCTGGTAGTCGCCCATCATATGCGGGGGGATGTTGTAGACCGTAGCAATGCGGTTGCGGCTGATGCGCTCCACGTCAAGCACCTTGGCGTCAACGGGAGACTGATTAAAGGTCGTGGCCGTCATGCCGCCTTCCAGCAGGCATACGCGGCCGCCGCTGTCATCGTAGGTATCAAGGAACTGCTCAACCATTGCGGTCTTTCGTCCCTGATCCATTGTTGCGCTGTTGGGCAGCGTCAGGATAATGCCGGCGTTCACGTTTTCAAGCTGCCTTAAGGAAAACTCCTTGACCTTTTGGTCATACTCAATTGTGCCGCGCAGCACATCCACCGGGCGTATGCCCTTAAGCCCATTGGCGGATATATGGCGGATCACAAGCATTCTTGAATCGTCCACCCACATTTCCGCGCGCTTGGGCGTATTGGGGTTATAAATCCTGTACCAGATTTCTCCCGTTTCAATTTCCCGGTGCGGCGTTACATACGCAGGATCCAATACGTCAAGCCGCTCTATGCCCTGGTCGTTGCGTTTGGGCACAATCAGGGCGTAGGCATTGCCTTCATTTCCGCACACAGCCTGCATCGTCTGCCGAAACTGACTGGGCGTCATCGAGGGGTTGGGCGCGTAGGCCACAAGCCGCTCAAGGTCGTGATCCTTTTGCTTGACGCCATCCTTGTATAAATGCATGGGCATGGCAGCCATGGTGTTGGCAATACGGCTGACGGCCGCATATATGCCTTCACTCGTTGTCATGGTATAGTCCGCGCGCGTTTTAGTGACCATCCGCAGCCGCGAAAAATCAAAGGCTCCCTCCGCCTTGTTCTTCACAGGCTTGTCCCGCGCACGGGAGGCGGGTCGGTTTTTCTTGAATAGCGCCATGGGGTTTCACCTCCGTAATAAAAAAAACGCCTTATCAGCGTTCTCTGCGATTATGCGCGCCGCTCCTGGCGTCGCTTCTTGAGGTCGATCACCGTGATCTGCGGCAAAAAATCCATTTGCCCACGGGTCGGACACAGATGCATGTACAGCGCATGCGCGTCCAGCCATGCCATGAAACCGTCAATCTTGCGATACCGGTTCTTTTTCGTGGGCATCCAGTTTTCCTTTTCCCGGTCGCGGTAGTCATTACGCAGCCGGACATTGCCCAGATACCATCTGAGCATGGGGTCGTTGTTGGTAATGATCTTGCCACCAAGCAGCTGCTCGCGCACATCCTTCATCGGATCGTTGAGCGTCAGCGGCCCCTGACGGATGATCGTCATATCAAACCCGCGTTCCTTGAGCATGCGCGTGAGCGTTACGGCATTGGCCGGGTCATATCCAATCCCCTGAATTGCGTAGTCCTTCACACGCTCGCAGAACCAGTCATATACCAGCTCCTGCTGCACATATTCGCCCTCCACAATCGTCAGGTATCCCTGCATCGCCCAACCGTAATAGTCAATCTTTTCGTTATCCTTTTCGACCTTGGCCCGCGGTACCCAGCTGTGATGCATCACATAGAAACTGCCGTCATCCAGCGGGAAGAGCAGCGCCGCTGCCGTAAAGTCCTCGCGCGCACTCAGGTCAAATCCGCCATAGCAGCGCCGGCCCAGCAGCGTGTCAGGGCCAATGGTCTTTTTGTTGCGCCCCATCACGGAAGCGTCCACAAACGTGGCGTCGGCCGCATCCACCATGACGTTAAGCTGCTTGGTGATAAAGTCCGCCAGCATGCGGGGCGTACCGCGGCTGCGCTCGTAGTCAAGCCTGAGCGTTTCCATGCTGAGCAGCACACCCAGCGACGGGTTGGCCTTGATCCAGCAGCTTTCGTCATCTACCCGATCATCTTTGTCAATTTCGCAAATAAACGTAAACATACTGTCCGCCACGCTCTGAGGGAAGGGCGGCTCTTCCAGCATGGCGTCTGTGAACCGCGCGTAAAAGTCCATCAGCGGACCGTCCAGTACATAGCCCATGGTGGATATGTATACGTCCAGCGGCTGTATGCGTTTGTTGTGCGAACGCTGAATGACGTTAATCACCTTGTATGTACGATACTCGTGGATCTCATCAAACACGCCCAGGTGCGTGCTCAGACCGTCCAGCTTGGTTGAGTCATTGGCGCGCGTCTGAATAATGCCGCCCGTCTTGTCATAGTGAATGGCCGTGCGCAGAACGCGAAAGCGCCCCCGCAATTGCGGAGACGCCTGAATCTGCTCTGTGCACATTTTAAAGATCGTGTCGTTAGCCTGCGTTTTACTGTTGGCCAGCAGGTACGCTTCCGCACCCTGTTCGTTGTCTTTACTGATAGCGTAGATCGGCAGACCCGATACAAACGTTGTTTTTCCGTTGCCGCGTCCAACCAATATCAATCCTTCCTTGAATCGCCTTAGACCTGTTTTTTTGCTGACCCAGCCGTAGAGCGAACACAGCACAAAGCACTGCCAGGGCATGAGCAAAAGCTTATCATAATTGCCCTTTGTAGGCTTGATAAACCGCTCCATGAAATCCACAGGACGGCTGGCCAAAACAGGATCGAAGCGCCAGGGATACCCGGGCGCTTCGCTGTTTTTCATATCCCGGATATGCCGGGCACATGCCATTTTCACTTTTTCACAGGCGACAATCTCGCCGCTGAGCACGCCTGCGACATACGCTTGCATGCGTTCAACTGCCGTCAAAAGTCCTCAAACCCCCCGGAGCTTGCACCGCCGCTTCCGCCAAACCCGCCTGACGCCGGAGTGATTTTAAGCTCTGCCATGAGCTTTCTTTGCGTATCGCAGCAGGCTCTCAGCGCCGCGCAGCTCTTGTTTTCCCGCTCGCCCGACTGCCGGCCGTTGTACCATTTTTCACGTACGCCGTGACGGCGGATGTCCTCGCGGTATTTGTTGGCCAGTATTTCCTGATCGGCAATCATATAGGCGATCTGTTGCGCAGCGTCGCTGATACCGCCATTGTTCAGCAGCGCCTGCGCGCATACACGCTCATAAAGCTCTGCTGCCTGCGGATCCGCGCGGAGCAATTCAAGGTGCGTGCATTTCAGCTGCTCATTCATTGCACTCCTCCTTTGTCACAGTTTTATGATCCGCGCCCGGGGCGCGTCTCGTTTATCCGTTTTCGGCTTATTGCCTTTTTCGGGGTGGAAGTAGTTGTGGTGCTTATCGCACAGCGATTCGAGGTTATTGATATCAAGCGCAAGCTCTGGGTATTCCTCCCTCGGCTTGATATGGTGTACCATCACAGCGTCCTGCACTTTGATAACCTGTCCCTGATAAAAGCGTCTGAGACACTCCTGACACAGACCCAGATCACGATCAAGCGCCTGCTGCCGGACGGCGCGCCATGGTCCGCTCTTATAAAACGGGTCGGCCTTTTTCTCGTGCATTATACTCTTATCACATCTTGACACGGAACACAACCCCAACTGCTTTCAACTCTTTTCAACTCTTTTCTACATGAACCAACTGACTACAACTGACCCCCAACTTTTTGTGCTCATTGCACAAAGATTTTGGCTGCGTAGCGCTGATACCGGCGATGCCATTTTGCGTATTCTTTGGGTAAATATCCATCCGGCACGCTCTGAGGCAGCATATCCAGCCCCTGTCGGCGCTTTCTGCGAACATACTCCACAGAGTAACTCAGCTTTTTCGCCACCCCCTGCAGCGTGTCCCCGCGCACATAATAGCGATGCAGTACCCGCCCTTCCAGCGGCCCAATTCCTTCAATCAGACGGCACACAGCCTCCTGCTCATGTTCATGCATGCGCCCCCGCACAAGGATAATTTCTTCCGCTTCCGCAAGCTTAAGCGCATAGCGCCCCGTCCGATCACTGACGCCCTGCCCCCCGCCCGCGTTGCCATCGGTGGAAACACTGAGACTACCCGCCATGTCATGCAGCAAGTCCGCATGGCGTCTGAGTTCCTGCATATCCTGCTCATACGATCTGCACATTTCCATCAGGTCCGCGCTCAGCATTACGTCCACCTCCTTCATTATCGCTGCGCAGGGCTTAAAAATTCAACGCTGTCTGCATTGACCTCCCATACCGTGCGCTCTGCTCCGTCCTTTTCATAGCTGCGCGCTTCATGACTGCCAGCCACCGCGCATTTTTTGCCCTGGGCAAGATATTTGCAGCAGTTCTCCGCCAAGGCATTCCACGTTACGACCGTAAAATAATCCGCCTTTTCCCGGTCATGCAAACGATTCACGGCCACAGTAAACGTCGCCTTGACTTTTCCCGAGTCAAACTGGATCCGCTCCGGATCGCGCGTGAGATTGCCAACAATAAATATCTTATTCATTCCCCGGCGTCGCTCCTTTCCGCTGCCTGCGCGCCGATCAGCGCCAGGACGTCGTCAGCCAGTTCAAAATCACACGTCATTTCTTCCAGCCCCTGTGCCTTGTAGTACGGACAATCGCCGCACCCATGCCCATCAATTCCATAGCAGCACATCACGCCCAGACGGATTTTTTGATTCTTTACACTGTTTTTCATGGGACACTCCTTTCCGCAGAAGCCTTTACCGTTTTCTCATTCCCACCCTGAATCCATGATACCTGGCTTTTGATTGAATGGTTTCTCCTGTCCACACACACCGCTTCACCGCAGCACTCTACCTTGACATTCTCGCTGTATTTAGCCGAAACAATAACCGTGGCACTGTCGTAGGCCTCGACCGTGGCGCTGTCGGTGGCCCTGACCGTGGCGCTGCCGTAGGCCTCGACCGTGGCGCTGCCGTAGGCCTCGACCGTGGCGCTGCCGTAGGCCTCGACCGTGGCGCTGTCGGTGGCCCTGACCGTGGCGCTGCCGTAGGCCCTGACCGTGGCGCTGCCGTAGGCCTCGACCGTGGCGCTGTCGGTGGCCTCGACCGTGGCGCTGTCGGTGGCCCATACCGTGGCGCTGCCGGTGGCCCTGACCGTGGCGCTGCCGTAGGCCTCGACCGTGGCGCTGTCGGTGGCCTCGACCGTGGCGCTGCCGGTGGCCCTGACCGTGGCGCGGTGGGAGGCCCG